TCTGTATTCATAATTTTCGTTTTTAAAGTAAGTTTATCTTTATCAATCCCGCACTAAGCAAAGCTGCAAAACGTTAGAAATAATTTAAGAAAAGAATTCTAATTTAGGGTTATCTATTTTTACCTTTAAGTTTGGATAACTCATTGGTGATGAATGATAGGAACCACCGTATGGATTTCTTAATGGTCTTATCCATAATTCATCATCTATTATATCAAGGATAATGTATCTAACACCATCATAATTTACTATGTCATTCTTTTTTAAACTATTTCTAACATCAGATATATTCAAGTTTTCATTGAACTCTCCGAAACTTTTTATGTTCTCGTTTTTCATCTTTTTCATCGTTTAAATTGTTTTTATTATATATTAAAAAGAAAACCTAAATATATCTGAGTATCGTTATAACCAATGCTACCTTACTGCTCCGAATTAGCTTTTTCAATATATTGGTCAACGCAAAATGAAAACACCACATAACCCTTTTCAATTGCAGGATATTCGTGCAAAACATAAAGTATTGTTCCTCGTATTTCTTTTCCGCTGTAAGTGTTAGTTTCTGCATCGTATTCCTGCAAATAAACAGTATCACCTTTTTGGAAATCTCTGTCATTTTTTCTAACCTCAAATGTTTTTGATTGTTGCCAGCATCTTTCAAAGTATGGCTGAACTGTTTTTAATCGGTGTGTTTTCATTTTGCTTATTATTTCAAATTGAGTTTTTACTAAGTATTCCGCACTGGTTATAACAACAAATATGCGGCATTAAAACGACCGCATATTTGCAGCCGTTAGGTGCAATGCTATGACTGCACCAATTCATATTTACGTTTAAATACTTCGTCTGCTATTGGATAGTATCTTTCTGGATTATCAGGTTCTTGAACAATCCATTCGCCAGCTTTCACATTTACTCTTTCGCCTTGAATAGTCCATACTTGACCTGAATAAACTTCTCCATTCGGTGAACCATAAACATTAAACACCCCTTTTGGAATTTGATTAGGTGGTAAAAATTGTTCTGCTTCAATTTCATTAATTTGTTTTGCTCTATATTTTGCCATTTTATTTGAATTTATGAGAAGCACCGCACCTAACAAGGTATTGCCAAAAGCAGGGCTTCATCTGTTAATTAATCATTTGTACTTCTATTGGGTATTTGTACAAAGTTTAAAAATTTGTATTTCAAATCTCTGCCTTCGGCAATACCCGAACCGTTATACGCAAGCACTATATTTAGGCTTTTTGTTGGCAATCTAATATAAATTTTTCAGCATTTTCTATATGCTTAAATCTTGTATGATAATAATCCGACCCATACATAGTATCTTTACCAACAAATTCCTTTTTAATAAAAAATGAATCTTTTTTATAAACTGAGTAATACTCATCACCAGTATTTAATTTAAACCCATCACCTGTATATAACCATCCATGCTGAAATTCTTTGGTTTCATTTTTTTGGGTTTTTAAAATTTCATCTTCCAACATAATTGCATATTTCTCCCAATCTATTGCAAGTCTGTTTTCTTTTAATAAATCAATACGTAATTGTTCTCTTTTTTTGTTTCCCATTTTATTTAAGTTTTTGCACCGCCAACGCTCAAAAACGAAACGCTAACAAGCGGTATAGTTAATAAAGGCTGAATTAAGTTTTTATCTTAGATGGTCGGTAGTGGTCAGCCTTTACTAAACCATACCGCCATCCGTTATGTTCAATTTTATTTTATTAATTTTTAAAAGCCTACGCTCTTAACTGGTTTAACCAAATAATTAAAATCTGTTTTTATAACTTCATTGCCAAAATAAAAATTTATAATAGTTCCATTTTCGCCAGGTTCAATTCCAATTTCTATTCCATCTTGAGATTTAATTATGATTTTTTTATTTTCATTACATAATTCTTCAACTGTATATAATCTTATTTCTCTTGGCATGATTCGTAAGTTTTAATAAATATTTCATTTTTACATGGATAAAAATCTCTATCTCCAGTTGGAAATGCTTCCTTAATTATCCAATCATTTGGAAAGGCTTTCATAACACCTTCTTTTGTTTCAATAAGTAAGCTAAATATCGGTGCGCCTTTTCCAGCAACATAAGCAGTTTCGCTTTCTAATTCTGTTTTCAATTTCTTACCAACAAAAAATTCAATTTCTTTTTTGTTGCTGTTTCCGTTCCATTGTATAGCTTCAACTTTAACAGGCTTTTTTCTAAATTTTTGTATCATACTTTTTAGTGGTTTATAATAATTTTTACAATGCTCACATTGATAATTACACTTTTGTTTTAATTCTATATCATTTTGACAATACATTTTCCTTCGCTTTTTTAAAAATTAATAAAATAAAACTGCCTCACACACAAGCCTACGCACCAACATAACAGCACCTAACAAAAAGCGGCATCAACTGTGTTTGCTAAAAAGCCGCCTTCTGTTAGCTGCAAACCGTTATAAGAAATAAATTTGTTTTACCTCTATTTCTTCAAAACCACTTTGCTTTAACCAAGTTCTTGCTGCTGTTTCGCTTTTAGCTGCTATTGCCTGTACTTTTTCATCGCCTGACCAATTTCGGTAACGCACAAAAACAAATTTACTTCTTATAACAGCACCCTTGTTCAATGCGGGATTTTCGGCTTCGTTTGATACTTTTTTGTTCATAATAATATTTGTGTTTCAAAATTAAATTAGTGCTTTTAAGCCCGCACTAAACAAGGCTTAAAAACGTTATGTTCCATTAAAACGAGAACATAACAAAGTATAAATTCAATAAAAACAACTAAAAATTTTGTTCATCCCTTTTAATCATTTCACCACATCTACTACACCAATTAGTTTGTCCTAGATATTTCTCACCCCATCCAAAACTATCTGTCCATTCATCCTCATTAACTTTATGTATTCCAAACCACCTACACAAAATTTTTTCTAATATTTTTTTCATATGTGTTGTTTTTACTAAATTTATACTCAACCGTTAGGTGCAAGTTTTAAAAATAAAAACCCACCGCACGGTTTATTATTTCAATTTTACAAAATTCTCTTTTGTTTTTGTGTATGTAATTACTTTTACAAAATCAATATCCTTTTCAACATCAAAATATTCGGCTGCTCCGTGTCCTAATGTTATTTGGGGAGAAAAAAAATTATCAATGTTTTTCAATGTCAGTTTTTCAAATTCTTTTTGTCCAAACTTTGCAATTAATGTTCCCTTTTTGTAGGTAGTCCAAGTATAATATTCTCTCCGAATATTTCTGTTCAACCTTGCTTCGTAATGTATTTTCTCTTTCATAATTATTTTTTTAGTTATTAATCCCCCCGCTTTTTTATTTTTAAAACCAGACACCTAACAGCGCATAAGAAGCCATTGAAAAAACGGCTCTTATACGCCAAACGTTATGTGCAATGCTAATCGACATCCTTCGTCAAAATAGACATTGGTAATCCTAATATAGTTCCTGCAACCAAACCAAATAAAAAAGCGGAACTAATGTTTTCAATATTTTTATTACCCATTGCCCCCATTTCGGCAGTGCAGATAATTACGACAAATAGTGTCCAGTTCCATTTTTTTATTTCACTAAGCACTGCACCTAACACACGTTTGGCGTAATTGCCAGTGCGGTGGTAAATTGAACTTTTGTTTTTCATATCATCATTTGTTTTAAATTGAACATTTGTGCTTTAAAATTGGCAACTACGCCAAGCGTGGGAACGTTATGTGCAAGGCTACAATCCGAGCAAAACCGACAATTCCTTATGCTTATTTATTAGCCACTCTTTTACAAGCCTTTTGGCATCATCTAAATCCCATCCTTCACCAACATAATCATTACCAATAGTAATAGAGTAGCTATCGCTTTCTTTCCATCCTTTCCACTCAATTAAGGCTTGTCCTAATGGGGTTTCACAAATAACGTGGTCATAGTTGCTAATACCTTGTGTAGGTGGTTTTGGTTCTGTCCAATTCATTTTGTTTTCAAATTAAATTTAGTGCTGATAAACCGCCCAGCACATAACAGCGGTTTGTGGTCATTAGCCCGACCACATAAGGCTTTGCTTCGCTAACGAACCACAAGCCGCAAAACGTTATAACCAATGCCTCTGACGTGCTTTCCTATCAGCAGACTTTTGGTTTAAAGCCCACAAGCTATTTTTACCATAAAAAAATTCGGTTAATCCTTGTGCTTTATATCTTTCAATTTCCGCTTTGGCAAATCTGCGTTTACGTTCTTCTTCGCTTTCTTTTGGTTCTTGGTATTCACGCATTCCGTGTGGAGTTTCTGTTCCCATCATAGCCAAAGTTGCGAACATACTCATCATACCTAATTTACTTTTCATACTCATTTTTTACTATTTTTTCGTTAAACAATGGCACTGGTTATAACAGCACATTGGCAACATTAAAACGATTGCCAATCTGCAAAACGTTATTTTACAATTTAAACATATGATCTTTAAATCAAAAAACAACGCCATATTTTTCTAAAATTTAAAAAACTTAGCAACATTTTCATTTAAGCTTGGAAACGTCCATGAAAGATCACTATAAATTCCCTTCAACTTATTTAATAATACAGACTCAAACCCAAGATCTAAATCAGCAAATTTAGTAATAAAATCTATAAGAAATGGAGGATCATTAGTACCATTAAATCCAATAACCTCTATTTTGTATGGATTTTGTTTTAAATTAATATAATACATTTTATCACCTTCAGTAAAACAAGTATATTCTTTATCTAATTTATGATATCTTAATAAATCGTTTGTGTATATAGCTGCTTTCGTATTAATGGGACATTTAGTTGCTAATTTGGAAAATATTTCTGATTTTGATGGAGGAGAAGCAATATATTCTTTAATTTTTTTAACACCTGTTGGTTTAGCCATTTGTTTATAAGTAAGACTTTTAAGATATTTTCTAAAATCAATAATTTTTACATCAATATCTTCTTTTTTCTTACCATACATTATATCCATTAGAATTTCTTTACCAAAGTTTTTATATAAAGGAACCATATTTGATTTCATTATATCTAATCCTTTCATATCTAATTCCTCTGTTGCATAACCTTCTCGGTTTACAATGTATTGAGCATATCTTCTTTTTCCAGCAAAATAACCTCGTTCAAGAATGACCTCTTGTTTTAACTCAAAATATTTGTTATCACAATTAAATAATGTTTTTGATAAGTTTTGGAGGAACGGAACTGTTTTAGCTTGATAATCTTTTGTAACTTCAAGAGCAACAGGAATTACTTGTTCTCTAGATGTTATATCTATTTCAGGTTTTCTGAATTTGATTATGTCTTTCATCTGGAAGAATAATGAGTCGGTATCAGCTGTTACAACATAATCCTTATTAGTTCCTAATTCTTTATTAATTTCTTCATTTACAAAAGTAATACTATCTTGATCTAAGCGTTGTCCGGTGAGGGTTATGGCTTTAGATATAAATTTATTCCCATCAGAATATCTCCATCCATTAATAGCATAACAACCATATAAATCATTTAATTTAATTTTAAAAGCATGTTGTCTTTTATCATAAAATTCTTCTAATTCTTTATTACCTTCTTTACCATATTTTTTCTTAAGAGTATTATACTCTTTTCGTTTTGCAAACCAATCATTTAATACTTCTACTACAATACTTGTTTGATCTTGTTTAAATAAAGTTCCATTTGCAGCAACATATAAATTATTATCTTCAATTATCTCTATTAAATTCCCTACTTTAATCTCAGATTTAACTATTTTTCTATTTTTATTAACCTTTTCAATAGTTATTTCTTTTTCAGGATCTAATTTCTTAAGATCAGCTAATCCCCACTGATTATCATATTTGTCTCTGTTTTGTATTCTACCAACTAATGTTTCTAATCCCATATTCATATTACGAATAATAGAAGGATACAAAGATGTAAAATCCAAATCTGAAACCCATTCATATAATCCAGGAACCGGATCTTTTAAATACCCCCCAGCATATTCTTCAACTATATTTTTTAGGTTTGGGTTTATTGTGGTTGGTTTATTAGGTGAAACTATATTCTTACGTTTTAGATAAGTTAATATAGCACCTTCATTCATTGCTGTAGAATAATATATTTGTTCATAAGGAACATGACATAAATGACAAATTAAAATTGCAAGAATAATAAACTGCATCTTTTTATCTAATTCAATCAAAATATCAACATCTCGAATGTTATACTCAATAAATTTATCAATATCTTCTCTAAATAATTTATCTAGATTTCCATCTTCATATTCAATTTTTCCTAACTTTACATATTTTTCACCAATATCACCTAATTTATAACTTGGTTCTTGTTTTGTTATAAATTTCTTAAACAATAACATATAATCCAAATGATTTAAACCACATAAAACAACAGGCTGTTCTGGGTCATAATCATTGAATTTAATTTCTCCTAAAGGTGATAATCTTGATGCTTCTTCTTCTCCAAATAAACTACATATCCTATAATACATGTAAGGAATATCAAAATAACCTGAATTCCATCCTGTAATGATAGTAGGATCTAATTCTTCCCATTTATCTAAAACTAATTTAATTAATTCTTTTTCAGATGTACAAGATATAATTTGAGTTCCATTTTTCTCTACTTTATTTAATTGTTTATCTTTATCAATTATATAACAATATTTTGTTTTAGTAGTTTGATCATATAAAGCAATTGAAGTAAGAGGCATTGGTGCTTCTTTTATATATTCAGGTGTTAAAGCACCTCCAATCTCAATCTCAATATCAAAAAATACAATATTCTGCCATTTAGGAACTTCATCATCATCTTTATAAAGATCAATTAATACCCTTGTTTCCATAGGAATATCAATTTCATAATATTCTAATGGTTTTGTTTTATCACATTTTGATACAGGAGTAGCTCTTAAACCATCTAGGGTTTCATATTCTCCATTTTTATCTATTTTATAATAGGTAGGATAATAATCAAAATCAAACCAACCCTTTTCGCTATCGCGAAGGAAGAATTTACGTTTTTTATAACTGTAATAAGCACATTGATACATGACTTTAATATACAAAAAGGCTTGAATTTCTCCAAGCCTTTAAATTATTATTTAAAAATTAATATTAAGATTCTTTAGGTTTTCTTCCTTTTTGTTTAGGAATTAATACTGGGTTTTCAACTGGGTATGTTATATGAGGTTCATCAAAATCAATAACTGTTTCTGTTTTATATACAGGTTCATCAAATTTAACATAATTCTTTAATTCATTCTCTAATTTCTCTATCAGATCCATTTGATCTTGATATTTTATATTAGGTCTAGAATTATAAGTAACTGTTTTTAATTCGTCTAAGAGTTGTTGTAATGTATTATCCATTATTTATATTTTATTATTTCCCACTTGAACCAATACCACCATCTCCACGATTTTGTTTGGATTTTAATAAATTAAATTCTTCTTCATTTAATTCTTGGATTTCATATTTAGGAATCTCTATTACAGCTATTTGAGCATATCTTTCTCCTTTTTCAATAACTACATCTTCATTTCCTAAATTATAAACTTTTACTCCTAAATTTCCAGTATAACCTGGGTCTACTGTTCCATAATGTGGAATCAAATCATATTTAAAACCTTTGGAACTACGTAATTGTATCTGCATCCAATAATTTTGTTCATCTGAAATAGTGAGATTTAATCCATTAGGAATTATTGCTGTTCCTTTAGAAGGAATAGTTGTTGTTTCTGTACAAGTAATATCAAAGCAAGCACTAGTATTATTATAGGCTACTTTTGGTACTATGGCGTCAGGATGTGCTTTATAAGCATAAATTATAACTTTATTCATATTTTTATTTTTAGTCTAATTTTAAACCACTATCATGTAATATTTCTCTTATAATTTCTCTATATTTATTAGCTATTTCAACTTCATCATTAGTTGCTAATTTAGAATCATCTATAATACTAGTTCCATATTTAACTGTAGATCTCAATTTTTGATCTAATTCCCAAACAAAATGTTTCCATTTCCAACCGTTTAAGGATGTTTGTATTTCTTCTTGTTCTTCGATACCATTAAATTCTAATATAACTTTACTCATGATCTTTATTTAAATCGTTTAAATGAATATAAATTCTTTCACTAACTATTTTTTTCCAAGTATTAATTCTTGATTGTGAAAAACTATCTTTTTGTTTTGGATCTAGGAGAATCATAAGATTACCTTCTAATTCTGATTCAAGAAAGGATAGGAGTTGTTCTTTAGTTAAGTCCATTAGATATTAAATCCTTGTCCATTTTTAGAAATTGCATGAAGAAATTCTTCACGAATTAAATTATTAGGTTCCATAAATACACCACTAAATTTATTTGTTGTCATTGCACTAGTTGGATGTTTAATTCCTCTATTTGAACAACACATATGTTTAGATGAAATACTTACTGCTACTGAACCACATTCCATTTTATCTGAAAGGAATTTATGAATTTGAGTTGTAAGAGATTCTTGCATTTGAGGTCTACGAGCAAACCAATCAACAATTCTATTTAATTTTGATAATCCAATTACTTTATCTGGATTTGGAACATATGCTACAGATGCATAACCAATGAAGGGTAAATTATGATGTGCACACATTGATACAACTGGAATTCCAGTTTGGATTACAACACCATCATAGTTATCTTCATTTGGAAATACTGTTACATCTGGTTCTTTAGTTACTGAACCAATAATTAAATCTTTAAGCCAACTTTTCGCGACCCTTTTTGGAGTATCGATTGTTTGTCTATCTGCTGTATAATCAAATCCAACTGCTTTAAGAAATTCACCATAGTGTTTAGCTGCTTCTACAATCATTGATTCAATTTCCTCTTTAGTGCGAGGTTGGTTTTCGTTTGCTTTTTGTATATATTTCATAATTTATTTTATAATCTAAATATAATAATTATTTTTTAAGATATCAAGAGTTAATTAAAGATCTTATTTTAGATCCTAGTTCTTGGTCGTTGGGAGTTGTTTCTACTAATTTTTCTATTTTTTCTTCTAAACTTATAAAAAATGGAATTGAATAAGATGAAGATTTTATAAAGGGATTGGGTTCATTAAGTTTATTTCTCATATAGTTATTAACTTCGTTCCCAAATTTACTTATTTCTTTATTAAGTTGTTTTCCTAAATCTTCCCATTCCTCATCAGTGTATTTATCTCTTAAATTTCCCATTTTATACCCCTCTTAAATCATTATAAGCCACAATATGAGCTCTTCCTGTAAAATTAAAACCACGTTTAATACATTCTTCCATTACATAAGCATAATTTGGTTGTAATTTATCAAATGTATCTCCTGCAGGCATAACCCAAACTTTATGATCTGGAATTTTATGGATATCTATAAAAGTATCAATTTCATCCCACATTTCAGGTTCATTTCTGTCTACTACTGGTTTAAAATGATAATCAATATGGTAATTTAATAATTTATCAATTACATCATGGTTCATTCTAAATTTATTATGTTGATCAATCATTTTTTGATCTACTTCCTTACCACCTGGTGTTTTAACTCCTAATTTAGGAACTGAATTTGAGAATTTGGGTGATAATGAAATTAAATCAATTTTATAATTTGTTTCTATAAAATGAGATCCTTCTGTTTCAAGAGTTATATGCATTCCTCTTGTTTGCTTAGCAATATTAATGATTTCATTAACCATTTCAGGATACATTGTTGGAGAACCTCCTGTAATCATCATATGTTTGATTTGAGGATTATCCTTAATCATTTGTTCAACATCGTTGATTGAATATTTTGCTTTTTCTGGATGAATAGAAGTATAAAAAGAATCACACCATCCTCCTTCACCAAAATAACAACGGTGAGTACAACCTGTGAAGCGTACTAAAATGTTTGGGTAACCTGCTTTACTTCCTTCTGTTTGAATACAAGTATAAAGTTCAAGTATACCTTTCTTTTGTGATTTTTCTTCTTCTGTCATTATGTTTTCCCAAAGTTTATTCTTCATATATACTTGAATTATTTTTATTTTCAAAACATTCTACCCTAATTACTTTACATCTTCCACCATCAGTTTTAGATAATCTTTCATTAAATTTTTCATAAACTAATCTAGCAACTGATTCGGCTCCCATCTTATCCATAACAATTAATTTACAAATTCCCATTTGTTCCATTGACTGGAATATGTCTAAATAAGGATCATCTTTTTCTATTAGAGTTGTGTGATCGAATTGTTGATCTAACCATTCTCTAAGACCATTTCCTTTGGGAGGAGCTTTGAAACCACCATAATCGCATATCCAATTCATACTATCAAGTTGTTTTTCTACATCAGGTTCATTTGATGCAAACCATACTTTAATTTCAAAAGCATATCCATGAAGTAATTGGCAATGACTATGTTGAGCTTTCCATTGTCTTAAGGCAACAGAGAAGTTATCAAAATTTTTAGTTGAAAGATATCTAGGCATATTTCTTTGGTAATAATCTTTTAATTTTTGTTAATAAATTTTTTCTAGGTTTAATTCCTAATTCTTTTAAAGGAGTCCATTTTACGTCATATATTCCTGAAACAGGAACAGCAACTGTAATTTCTCCATCTTCTTCTTTACAAATAGCTATAAAACCATAACCTTCACAAATCCATTTTTTATAATATCCAGGTTTTAATCTTCTAGCTTCCCTAAATATACAAAAATCTCCTTCATCATTCAAGAATTTTTTAGCATATTGATTAGAGAATTGTGACATTAACTATTGTAAAACTGAATAATTTGTTCTAATGTTCTTGGTCCTGTAAATCGTTTGATTTCTTGATCTCCATCAGCCATAATAACTGTAGGAATAGAACTTACATTTGCTCTTTTAGCTCTATCTAATTCATAATCAATATTGATTATTTCTACAGGAATTCCTCTTGTTATTGCTTGTTGGATTGCAGGAGACACAATCTCACAATTTGGACACCATGGTCCTTGAAAGTAATATAGTTTTTTCATATTTTATTTTTATTTAATTTTTAAATTTCCAAATAAAACCATAAGAGGTTTTAATTCTATTATTAGCACATAATCCTATTTGACTATTTGTTGGTTTTAATCCTATATAAACACAAGCTTCTCTTATTGAATTGAATTCTCGAATAAAATTTCCCTGAAGATCAAATTGTTGAACTATTTTAGCATATTTTCCGCCCCAAGTATTTTTTCTTCCTTTAAGGAAACTTCTAGTATCTTTAATTTTTTGTTTATGTTCTTCAGTAAATTTTTTACCTTTATTAGATTTAGAAAGACCTTTGTTTGTTTTGCTAATTTTATCTCCTCTTTCTTTGTTATTTTTTATTTTTTCACCTATTTTATCTTTAGTTTTTTGAGTATGAGTAGTTGACCCACCACCCCCATTATTTTTATTTAATAAAGTAAAACCCCAAGATTTATAAAGTGATATATAATGTTTTTCCCAAAATTTCCATTCAGAAATAGGAACCTCATCTATAATTTCCATCATTGTATCTTTTCCTAAATTATATTTATGACCTATAATTCTTTTTGTTTTGACATCAGAATTAGTTTTTCCAATATAGATGGGGATTTGATCTCCTCTATGTAAATAATATATTTTTGTTGTTTTCATCTATTATACATATTGTAAAAAACAGTTTTTACACCAAAAATATGAAGAAAATTTATTTTTTGTTTTGTATTTTATCTCTTTCTAATTTTAATAAACCTGCTTTTTCATAATCTTCTTTTGAAACAGCTTCTTTAATTTCATTTTCAATTTCAAGTAATCTTGATTTTTTATCAAAAATAGGTTCACTTGATACAGAAGTAATTGTACTTGTTCCATCAAATGATGTAAAAGTTTTTACAGTAGTTTTTATACCATTTGTTTCTTCAACAGATTCTTCTACTTTGCCTTTTTTCTTTAAATCTTCCCAATCATACTCTTGACCATCAAATGATTTTTGATTGAAATTCCAACCACCAAACATATTTCCAAAAGTATCATTAGTGTTAAAATAATCGTTAAACATGTTTTACCTCCTTTTTCTTATGTTCATCTAAAATTTGTTTCACATAAACTACTACTTCTTCCCAAGGACGTCCTATAACTTCTCCATTTGGAAGAACTTCTGCATAGCGGACAGGGTCTGGTCTCCCTAGTTTTAGGAATGCTTCTACTCGTTCTACTGAAGATGCTGATTTGAAATCACTTGCCCATTCTGTTTGATAGGCTTGTAAATGATCAATCCATTGTTTTTTTATTTGGATTGGTTTATAACTTGTATTAGTTCTTTTATAAACTTCATCAAAATCTAAACCTAATATTTCACAACATTTTAGACCATCTTCTAAAATACCAAATTTATCAGTTTCCATATAAGGAGCATAAAAATCCACTTTATCTGAATTCCAATTTCCTATTTTAAAAGCATGTAAATCAGCTTGTCTAAATTCCTCAGTTGTATCCAAATAAACTGTATGGTCACCGCTATGAATTCCTAAAGCAATTTTACATTCTGAATTATTTTGATTAGCTATTGATAAGGCTATTGATTGAACTATACTTGAAAATATTTTATTTCTATTTTCTACAACTGTAGATTTCATATTATCTTCTGCATAATGTCCTTCAGGGACTTCAGAACCACCTTCAACTAAACTGGAGTTTAATAATTCGGATAATCCCTCTATTTTAATGATTTTATGATGGATTGGGTAAAAAGAATCCATAATATGATTAGGGAAATTATTATTTTGATTTAAATATTTTACTAATTCAGTAGCTCTTTCTAGTTCAATTTTATGTTTTTGTCCATAATCTATAGAAATACATTGAACAATATAACCTTTTCTAAGTAAATGTAATAGTAAAGTACTTGAGTCCATTCCTCCCGAAAGAGATAATACAGCATATTTTTGTTTATTTTCCATATTTTTATAAATTAAAAAGGTAATTTATCATCTACCATATTGTTAGTACTAGATTTAGTTGATGAATTAAAATAAGTATTTAAAAATTCACGATCATATAACATTACTTTACCATTATAATTTTTGGTATTAACATCTCTAGATGATGTTTTTGATTTTAATTCTTTAGCTTTAGTATAAACTTCTTGTCCTAAAGCTCCTCCTGCAGGTTTTCCTAAAAACTCATACAAGGATACAAATTGTGTGTTATTTTCCATTTTATTAATATATAAAAATTTATTTAAATTTACAAGTTTTATTAATGTAATCCATCATCTCCTATAGATCCTAATTTAACATACATTCTTTTCTCAGATATTTTCTTTAATAAAGAGATCATACCTGAATCTAAATTATGTCTATTTTTATAAATCTTATCAAGAATATCTTTTAGTTCTTGTTCGATGTAAGGGTTGATTTGAGATGAGTTAGGTTCGGGGTTTTTTGTAATTTCCTTACCTAATTCTATTTCAAATTGATTTTTTAAATTCCAATCACCTTGTGATCTATCAAAAAAATTATGTGTTTTATTAAATCTATCCATTCTGCAATTAGGACAATTAAATAAATTTTGTCCAGGGTGTTTTGCACATTCTCCTATATTCATATTATTCAGATATTAATTTTTTAATATAATCTTTATTTTTTAAAATATATTGTTTAAAATAATTCAATTCTCCTGGATTTAAATTAAGATTGTGGGGTTGAATGTAATAATTAGGATGTTTTTTTCTCCATTTTATATGATATTCTCTAATATATTTTCTATATTTTTCAGGGTTTCTATCTCTATGTTTTTGTGATTGTTTTCTCCAATGTTCTTTTAAATATTCTTCACCTTTTTCAAGAAGTTTTTTCTTTCTGGTTTGATATGATTTTTTCGAATAAAGTTTTATTTTATCAGGATTATTTTGTTTCCATTTTTTTCTTTCTTCAACATTTAATTTTCTGTTTTGTTTTAATTTTTCAGAATTGTTTTTATACCATTCCTTTTTAGTTTCTTTAGAATTATTATATAAACATTTTTTACAAGTACTAGAATAACCATCTTTACATCCAGATGATTTTTGGAATTCTTTTAATTCTTTATTATTACCACAACCTTTACAATTTTTCATAATCCATTTATTTCTTTAAACATTCGTATATTATGGTCTAACAACGTCATATTAATATCGTCTTTATTGATATGGAAATTGTCATTCATACATGATTTCGGTTTTATAGACAGTCCAAAACCGTTATATGACAAATTATCTAGTGTTGCCATTACTGGATTACTAGTATCTATACTTTCTATACAAGGGATGTCTTGATACCAACCAAATTCACCCGGAATTGAACAACCTAATAAATGGATTCGATCTTTCTTAGTAATTAAATCCATCTCAATTAACTTACTTATTACTTGAACTCGTCCTAAGGCTTTACCAATATTTTTGTTTGGGTGAGGACATATTTCATTATAATAAGAGGCTCCATAACTAAATGCGATTTTTTTATAACCTAAATCTTTGTAGGTTTGATAACATATTGCTGCTTCAGATAATGATTTAGCTTGTACTACTGCTATAAATGTTGTATTTTTAAAACCATGTTGTATAGCGGCCCATTTTTTAGCTGAAACTATTGATTGAGTTTTATCTTCCCAATAGTCAGGAATAAAGAAATTACTTGGTTGAAGTTCCTGTAACCAATATAAAAGTCTCTCATCATTATACGGCTTTAAAAGTTCGTGTAAAGAATTATCTAAATAAATTTCAATACCTTTATCTCTACAATCTAGAAAATGTTGTTTATATTCTTCATTTTCATCCATTAAGTGAGGTAAGCAATACTGGTAATCCGAAAATTTTAATCCTTCTTTTAAAAGACATAAAGGTACTTCGTGACTTATTTTTATTTTATTCATTTCTTAATAATTTAAAAAATTCTTCTTCAAAAACAATATTATCAGGAATTTCACCTGCCTTAAACCAAAGATGAGCCATTTGTTGAGGAGTAAAACCACTCAATAATTGTCCTTTACCAGAATAAGCTATATAAAAATCAGTTGTTGGATGTTGTCTAGCAAATTCATATAATTCTGAAATTTCATATTTTATATCTTTGGTAGGGACTGATGGATGTTTGAATTTAGTTAAATCTTTAGTTACAATTCCATAACTTTGACCCATTAATCCTCTAGCTTGACCATATTTAGCTCCAAACTTGGTTTTAGCTATTAAAGCAGCTCCTTTACCATGTCTCCCTTGTGGATTACTTCCAAAAACAAAAATACCATTGTTTGGAAGTTTATCTATTTTACCTTTGTAGGTTTTCATAACGATTTTTTAATTAAATATTTTAAAGTATCATAAATTATTAAAGCTAGTATTATTTTTAGAATCATTAATCTTCAGGATAAAATTCAGTAATTGTTTGATCTTTTAAATCTTTACTATGTTTATGTTGTACTGCTTCCCAATGTCTAATAAAAATAGCATCATCAGAAGTTACATAAATAACATCTAATTGCTGACCTAAATCAGTTTCAAAAATTTTATTTGCTTGTTCTTGAGTCATAACTTTAATTTATAATAAAACAACATTTCTTAGCAATATTGTAATCTAAAGACATATAACTTTTACCTTCAGATTGTTGTTGTAATAACCATTCTCCAGAATGTTGTTGAAAAATAACTTCACATTTAATTCCACTATTTGAAACTAAAGATTTTTCATAAATCTCATTATTATTTATATCTTTAAAACCAGTGTATTGTCCTAAAGTTTCTTCTTTAACAGCATATTGAATAATATCACCTTTATTATTCATTTGAAGAATTAGATGTTCTTTATCTACTTCATCAAAATAATAACTTCCATAAATCCATTCATCTCCTATAAGTGGTTTACCTCTAAATTTTATTTTTCTCATACTCTAAATATAAGAAAATTATTTTGAGAAATCAAGATTTATAACCTTTTTCTATAAGTTCTTTAATATATAAAAGATAAATCCAATCAGTAGATAGTTTCATTTAAAATTATTTGAAATTAAATTACACATATTAATAAAATAATCTTGATCATAATCGTTTTTCATCATGTTTATATCTTTATGAACTAACTGAATATTATCTTTTATATAACCTTTATCAGAATTTATTCTATCAAGAGAGGCGGTACATATTAAATCATATTTGAATTTTTTCTTATGTTTTATATGACTTGGTCTTTCTGTTAATTGTCTAAAGTTTTGGTTTTTAAAATCAATAGGTATTCCAGTTAAAGCACATTTTTTATCTTGTTTAATCCATAAATTATAAACATCTTCTAAAGTAATAGAAAATTCAAATTTATTAGATCTATTAGTATATCTGGAAAACCAAGATCCCGGGATTTCTTTGTAACCCTTAAAGGATTGGTGATTTTCTCCTCTATTCCCATGTCCACAATTAAAACATCCTTTAGATTGACCTTTTATTAAAGTTAAACATCTTATATATTCTTTAATTCCACAATCACAAATACATAAAATAATAGATTCTCTATTTTTAGGATGAAAAATTATATCATTATTTAATATTGACCAAGTTCCAAATCTTTCATTAATTTTAAATTTATCTTTATATTTTGAGGTTTTCATATGTTTCTATTATACATATTATATTCTCAAAAAAAGCATTATCTAAAATCAAACAATTTCACAGTTTCCTGAAGCACATGCTAATTCATCTTGTCTAGCTGTATTATCTTGAACTTCGATTACTTTTGTAAGGTCAATCTCATGTAAAGATTTTACCATCTCTTCATATTCTTCTTTAGTAATATCAGTATATGGAGCTTGAGTATATGTGTGATCTGAAAATGGTAAAAATGACAATGCTGTAAAATATTCTCTGTTTTCAAATACCCATTCACCTACTTCACTCCATTCATTAGGTTTAATTGTAACTGTTGCAGAAACATTATGTTGATTAGCACCTTTTCTATAACCTGGTTTAATCCATTTTTTATTTATTAACTTAATTCTTTCTAATAAATCTAAAGCTGTTTCATATTTTCTTGTAATAGCACCTTCAGGAGCTTTTTGAGGAATATTTACGATTGATTGGATTGAAGGTTTAAAGAAATCATCTTCTAGCATTTCTGGATGATAAATAGAAAGATAAGTGTATAATGATTCATTTTTACCTAAACGAATTCTTCTAATATAATATTCAGAATGCCAAGCATGAATTCCACTTGATGTTCCTAAAACTAAAGATGTTGTTCCAGATGGTTTTACGGTTGTAACTCGAGCTGCTTTATTAATTCCTAATAATCCAGCAACTCTCTCATTTTCATCACAAGCAACTTTGGCTGCTTCTTTCATATCTAATTTTAGAACATTTCCAGAAGCTATTCCTGTCATTCCAATTCCTAATAAGGCTTCTTTTTCTGTTGTTTTTTTCCAAATATCTCTTAAATAATGAAAATCAGTATATGATGCTTGTAAAGTACCTATAAAAGCAGCAGCCTTACATCTTGCATTATATTCGTCTTGTGTTTCAATATCTGAAGCATTTATTTCGCATAAATTACAGAATTGATTTGCTTTAAGATTGATTTCTGCACATGGGTTAGTTCCAGCATCTTTATCATTTGTAAAAATAAAACCAGGTTCACCTGAATTTGATAATTCTATTTTTTTCCAAAGATTTAGGAATGTTTCTTTATCGATTTTATTTCTTAAAAGTACTGCTGAGTTGTTTGCTCTGCCTCTTTGAGGATTGGTCTCCCACCAATTTCCAAATTTACAAGTTAACATTTCTTCATCATCAAGATCAAATAGAGCTATTAAAGCTGCTCTACGAATTCCTCCTGATAAAACAGCATCTGCAAGATGGCAAATTATATCATGACATTCTACAGAACTTAATTTTTCTCCATCATTTTTTCTATCTAAAATAGATTGAACATGAATTAATGCTAATTTTAAAGGTTCAGGTCCTGGTGCTTTTCCTCCAACAGTAATCAATTGAGATCCTTTAGGTCTAATATCTCTAAAATCAAAATTAGGTCTTGAAGCAACTTGACCAAAATAAGATTTCATTAACATTCTAACAGCATCAGCCCATCCTTCAATACTATCCCCAACTAGATATCTTTTTGATTTTAAGGGTTTTCTAATATCAGGTAAATTTTCTACGTGATGAGTTTGAACTGAATATCCTACTCCACATCCAGAAAGTAACAAAAACATAATTTCAGAAAATGCTCTAGCATCATCTATTGGAAGATATGAACAATTAAATATTCTTGCATTGTTTATTTCAATAGGTTTACCTGAAAATTGTAATGAACGCATTGAAGGTAATACTTTTTTATCATAAACAAATTTGTAAGCCTCTTCAATTTCATCCTTAAGATTAGGAAAGCGTTGTTGATGCATTTCTTTGTTTCTTGTTACTAACTCATACCATGTTTCGCGTCTTTCTAATTCAGGTACATATTTTGAATATTTTAAATGGGTTGTAATTTCAGATAAAATCTGTGATTCTTTACTTAACATATATTGATTTTATTTTGTAGCTATAAATATTTAAATTGTAATTTTATTTTTCTAATTCGAAAAATTTCTTTTTAAGTTCTTGCTTTTCTTCTTTAGAAAACGAATTATTGAAACCATTTTGTTTATTTTCTGGTGGAGATTCAACATCAAATTCTTCTTCATCGATTTCTATATGGCCAGTCGATGTGTCAATTTTTGGTGAAAAATATGTTACTCCATCCATTCCATATCTATTTCCCATAAAATGCCATCTTCCTGTTCCTTCCAATCTATCTTTACGACCTCTAGCTAAGGATATAACTATATCACCAATCATAATTTTATCAAATGAACCAGCAATATGGCTGCTTTCTAATATTTCTTTTTCAGCACCTGTTCTATTTGCTTGGGAAGGAGATATTAATGGGATTTCACGTTCTTTTGCTAATCCTTTAGCATCTGTAAAAATATCATCAGTATCATCTTTACGTTCAGCTCTACCTTTATTTCTGTTTTTTAATAGATCTAAATAATCAATTGCAATTCCATGGATTTTAATTTCTTCTTGATTTTGTGTTTGATCAAGATGTTGTTCAATTGTTGTAAGTGATGCTCGTTTTGGTGGATATCCTTTAATAATTATTCTACCTGGAATTGTTTCCATTACTGCTTCTACTTTATCTCTATGTTTATCAATTTGATCTACTGGAATTCCAGTAAAGTAAGCATCAAAACGTTTTCCAACATAATCTTCACTTAATTCAAGTGCATAATATATCATATTAAATCCTTGTCTTGCAGCTTCAGCTACCATAGCAATAACAGCCCATGATTTTCCTCCTTTTGGATTACCAAAAACCAGTACTAAATCACCTTTTCCATAACCACCTTGAGTAATTTTATTAAATGTTTTCCAAGGAAAAGCAATAGGACATCTATTATCTTCTCTATATCGAGTTTCAATATCCTTTTTATAATCAGTTCCTAGATTTCTATCTTGACCTGATCTAAGAGCAATATCTACTTTTGATCTAATCCCATCATAGTCACCTAATGCGAGTAAATTGATTGATTCTGAAATTGCTTTTTTTAATTTTTGATTTTTACAGAATTTACTAAATTCTTGTTTTATATAATCTAAATCATTTTCTTCAGAAGCTTTATAAGCTGCTTTCAGTTGTTCTTTAATAGATATTTGTAAAACTTCATTTTCAATTTTTTTCAGTTCTATTTTTAGAACTTCCATTGTTGGAGTAGTATTGTATTTTTGATAATACTTTAATATTTCTTTTATAATCCATTTACTTCCTTGATTATCCCAATCCTCTTCACTTAATGCATCATTTATATTCTGCAAAAAAGCTTTATCAGTTAATAAAGCAGAGAGGACTTTGGTTTGAAATGCACTACCATAGGAGGTAATACTATTTAATGTTGTCATATATAACTTTTATTTTTATTTAAAATTATTTAAACTTGAAAATGTATCTCTTAACCAAAATGAAGGATTTTTAATTGTTTTTCCTAAACCGTCTTCATTATATAATCTTAGAAATGGTTCAATTTTTAGTTTTTCAACTGGAGATTCAATTAATTGGTTAATTATTTCTTTTTCATCATCATCAACTAAAGGATTATGTAAATCCATTACCTTATATTGATTTTCTAAATCTTTTAATCCAAAAATAACTCTAGAATAAATAACATGTTGATCATATTTTTCTTTACTAATTTCAACTATATCTTTGAATTCCATAGCTTGACCTGCCAATTCAGGAAAAAATTTAAGTAATTTACCTTTTCCTAAACCTTTTACACCTGGTAATTTATCAGAATTATCTCCAATTAATGTTTTATAAATAATAAAATTTTCAGGAATAATACCATATTCTTTTATTACTTTATCAGGAGTATAAAATTCTTTTTTTACAGGACGATAAGCTGTTATTTTATTAGTAACTAATTGAGTATAATCTTGATCAGCAGAAACTATAAATACTTTAGAATTATATTTTGCAGCTAGAGTTTTACTAATATAAGCAATAACATCATCAGCTTCAACCTTATCCATTGACATTACCTTAATAGGTAAACATTTTAAATAATGAATTAATCTAACGATTTGATCTATTTTAGCAGAATTCTCTTCTTCAATATTATTAAAAATATCCCAATTTGTTAATCGAGTAAGATTTCGACCAGATTTATATTCAGGAATTAGGTTCTTCCTGTTAGTGGAAGAACCCTTTCCGTCAAATGTAATATAAACTGATGTTGGTTTGATTGTATAAATCAATGAACCCAATGATTTTAAAAAACCACCTAATCCACCAACATGAACCCCTTCTTCATTTACAAAATTAATCATGGAAAAATTACGAAGGAATAAATTCAATCCATCAATAATCATCACACGATCATGAACTTTGAATGTGGGTTCTTCACTATCTTTTGTGATAGTATCAAACAGTTTAAAAAATTTATTGCTCATTATCTCCTTCTGCTTCAGCTTCTAATAAATCAGTAATATCTTTTTTCTCATCCCATTCAGCATTATCTTCTTTGGTTTGGAAATCACCACTACCTAAAATATTGAACCATTCGTGAGAATGATCTTTTTTATATTTAGTTATAGCATAAGGACTATCATCAATAAATCCATGAACTGTACTAACTATTGTTCCTTTTGTTGTAATACCATTTACATGGTTTTTATCACAAGAAATTTTAGTTCTTAAAGCAAATTCAACTTCTTTCTTATCTTTTACTGCTTTAATTTTAGAAGTACCTGAATTGGTGATATTTCCAAATGTTAAAACTAATGAAGCATCATAAAAAAATGTATCACCACCTTTATTAGTCATTCTAGGACGAGCCATAGGGCCTTCTGCTGGTGCTACACCTGTTTTATTAATGATTAAAAAGGTATTTGTGTATTTTTGATCTTCTTTTCTTGATAAAACAATTTTCTGATTTACAAAATTACCAAATTGAGTAGCAATAGCTCCTGCATTCCACATTGGATTATTTTTACCTTGTTCAATACTCATTTGGCAAGGAATAGATCCTACTGAATCCCAAACAAATAATAAATCATAAGGTAAATTTCCTTTATGTTGTTCAGTTAAAAGATCTACAATATGATCAGCAATATCTTCTATTGAATTAAGAGTACTTCTATCTCTATAAATAAAAAATCCTTTATAATCAATAACATTCCCATCTTTATCTTTGATTTCATCCATCTCAAAACCCATTGTTTTAAAATGATTCCAATCATGTTTCATCTCAGTAATCATTAAAACAGGAAGAACTCCCATTTTCTGAGCATTAACTATAGCTTCAATAGAAGTAGTACTTTTTCCAGTATTACTTTTACCTCTAATCATAGTGATATGACCCATAGGAATACCAGGAATAGATAAAGCTTCTTGTAATGCTTCAGATACAGGAATCCATTTTTGATCCTTAAACTTAACACTACTATTAAGCATTTTTTTCTCCTTGAATTTATCTAAATCAAAATTCTTTTTCAATTCGTTGGAGACCGCTTCCGATAAGGAAGCGGGTTTATCCTTTTTAGCCATTTTTTATAAAATTTTATTAATTATTTTTCTTCCTCAAACAACGCATCAAATTTATCCGCTTTGGATTTTGGTGTTGTTTTTGCTACAGAAGGTTTCTTTTCTTCTTTTTTCTCATCTTTCCAAGGAAGATCATCATCTTCTTCAGTTTCAACTTCTGAAACTACAGTATTAGGAGATTCTTCAGTTTCTTCTGGATTAATGTATTTGTAAAGAATAGTTTTTAATTCTTCAAATGTCTTTTTATAAGTTAATTGAAGATCTAAAATATTAGGTTGTTCTGCTAACCATTTTTTTACTAATTTAGCATCAGTACTTAATGGAGATGGTTTTGGTTTGATTTGGAAAGTACATTTTAAATACTTAGTTCCATTTAATTCAGCAGGTGTTGCAGTAACTGTGAAATCACGTCCTTCTACTACATCTGTGTAATCACCATAATCTTCATCTTCAGCAATTGAAAGTAACATTTGGTAATTTTCTTTATTAATTTCCCATAATCTTACTCCTTTATCTTCTTCCCCACGAACAATAATTGGAGCAAATACTCTCAATTTTGGTTCAAGTTTTCCAGCTAATTTCCAACTGTCTTTATCAAAGTCTCCATCTTTCAATTTTGAAGCAAATTCAACAATTGGATCTTTTTCATCCCAATTTGTTAAAGCATAGATTGGGAATCTACCAATACCATAATGTAAGAATACTTCTTTAAATGGATTAATTTCATTTTCTTTGAAATCATTTGGTGAAGGTACAAAGCGAATTTGATGTTTTCCTTCTGTTTTAGGTTTCCAAACATATAGACTCATGTCTATTTTTTCTTTTTTTTCACCTTTTTGTTTTGGTTGCAACGAACTTAATTTGTTGCGGATTTGGTTGATGTTCATTTATATAACGATTTATTAATTTACAACCTTTAATATACTAAAAACTATTTGTAAATCCAATTATAAATTTACGATTTTGAAAATCTTTGTTTTTAGCTGTTTTAACTCACCTTGTTGAGTTAATAGAATAGTATTTCTATAATCATTCCAATTAACCATAAAAGCACGATCTGCTTTTCCACCATTTAGAGTACCTATTAACTCATTAAGTGCGTTTAATGAATATAAGGTGTTGGTTTCTTTTTTTCTATGTACCATAATAGTATTATCAATAATACCTTCTATGTTACCTTGTTCAATATTATAAGTACAAACATATTCTTCATTACTAAGTACTTTAAGTACAAATATTTTATTATATAATATAGAATATTTACCAGTTATATTAGCTAGTAAAGTCTCTAAATTATCTAAAGATGTAAATGTACAAAATAATTTATTTCCCACAAAATTTAAGTTGGAGTTTGCTTGTATAAAATCATACTGGTTATACATATTATCAGTTTCTGTCAAAATCATAATTAAGTCCTCGTTTACTTTTAAATTTTAGGTTATTGTTTGTTATTATATTCTCTATTTCTACTAATATTTCTTTTTCATTCTTATTAACATCGAAACAAAATGAATCATATGTGTATAAAATTAATTGAGTTTGTTTATTTCTCAATAATTTTAACATCTCCCACATCATTTCAACATTATAATAAGTTTCAGTTGCCTGGATAATATAACTTAATAATTTTGGTGGATTCATATCCTTTAAATTATCTTTTCTGAATATAAGATTAAATTCTTTAATCTCAAAGACACCTGTATTTTCAAATATTTCCCATATCTCGCCAAGATATTGTTTCATTTGTTTAAAAAATTCTATATGTTCGTATTTTTTATAAACACCACCATACATCTGTTTGATCATTTCTACCTTAGCATCATTTATATCAATGTTTGCTTCTCTAGAAAAATATTCATAAGGTAGTTCATCACCAAAATCAAAACCAATCATTTTAGCCACTAATGTTGGGTGATAAGCTGTTATATCATATTCAACAAAATAATCATTTTTAGGTACAAAACACTTACGTCCTCCATCATCCTTTTTTAATGCTGCAAAATTAATATTATTAAAACTGTTAGATGGTCTACCAGTCATAGTATTTAAATTATAATGCGTGTATATTGTATTATAATGTATAGAATACATTTCATTGTGTGGATCATAGTACTTATTGAAAAGATAAGGATCTATTCTAATACCGTTACTTTCAACTATATAAAACACCTTAGAAGCTTTATCTAAATATTTTTCATTACCACTAACACAATAGTTTTTTACTTGTTCCCAAATCAATTCGCATTTTTCATAATGTTTAACTATAGGAATAATTTTATTTAAATCTGGTTTGGATTCATGTTTTTGATAGTAAAAATTGTGGGTGTTTGTTGTTGGATGAGAATATGATAAAGGTATTTCTATATTTACAAAATTTTTAACATTATAAAAATATAATAGTTGTTTTTTATCACGGACATATATTGTGGTAAATGTTTGTAATATAGTGTCTATAAACGTATTATTCAATGAAAATGTATCATCATGCGAAATACATAACATATAACCTTTATCGCCGTTACACGGTTTAATATAAAGTGCTATAATTTCGTTTAGGATGGGATGATAATTATCGTTACTATAGATTGGTTCCAAAAATACCTCTTGATACTCTTTATTATAGAATTCTTTGAGTTGATCTCTAGATTCGATTAACCAGTATAACATATAATTTTAATAACCTTTGTATTTTTAAATATATAAAAATAGGCTTGAATTTACAAGCCTAATAAAAATTTATTTCCAAAATTTGAGATAATCTTCTCTTAAAAATTTATTTAACATATTTAATTTAAATTTATTTATCATGTATTGAGTTATATTTTTATTTAATAAATAGACTTGTTTTTCTTCACCTGAAATAGTCCACTGGAATTTAAATGGAATATATAATTGCCATAAATATGAATTATCTTTAGTTGAAAGTTTAGTGAAGTTATCTTTATTGATTTCTATATAATTATATTCATTTGCTTTTTTACAGAAATATCTTGTAAATTCTCCTAATGTATATTCTTCTTGGGTTGGGAATGGATTAAATGAATTAGGTATAATTTTATCTCCTAATAATTTATTATTTAATTTATTATATCTAAGAGATAAATCTGTATTTGATATTAAATTTGGTTGAGATTCAACTTCAAATGCTTCTGATGTTTGATTTGAAATAGAAGGATTTGAGAGTGAAGTTATTAAAATTAATTCTTGTATTGATTTATCTTGGGGATTTTTACCAGTATAAAATTTTCCATCACTTGTTTTCCAATAAAAACCTATATAATTTTCATTATTAACTTTAAATACTAATTCACCACCATTAGTGTAAATATTAGTTTTTATTTGGGAGTTAGGATAATACATTTTAAACTATTTTTATAGGTGTTATTTTTCCTTGTTGTGCTAATAATAAAGCTTTATTTGATAATCATATGATGAAAAAAATAGTCTAAAATTGATTAGACTATTAATTATAAAAATATAAATTTATTAAATTCTAAACTTATCACCTTCTTCTAAAGAATAATTTATTACTTCATCAGCTGCTTTAATAAGAATATCCTTTTTACTTGGATCAGATACTTCATATTCATAATCTTTTTTGTTTTTATCCCATTTATAAACAATTTTATATATTTGATTATCTTTTAAATCTTTTATTTTCATAGTACCTCCATCATGTTCTTCAGAAGGAAAAGGATCTTGAGGACGGGGGGTTGTTGTTATTTTTGAAGAAATTACTTCATAATCCCATTTTTCTTTATTTTCTTGGTTTTCTTTAAGTAATGGGTTATTACTTAGGTAGCTTCTTAAGTCGAGATTGTCTTGCATTTTTTTTTATTAGTTAATAATTAAATGTTTGATATAAATATATGAAAATTTATTTTAATAACAACGATTATAAATTATTATTAAGCCAAGGAATTAAATTTATCTATTGCTGTTTTATAAATTGCTAATTTACCTTCATATTTTGGAGTTCCTTTAGTATATTCAGCCTTAGCTGCAGGACTCCACCATTTATTGATATAAGTATTTGTCCATAAATCTCCATTATTACCATCAAATCCTTTTGTTTTTACTCTACTAGCCATAAAATCCATAAATGATTCATCACTAGCGAATATAGCAAAAGATCTTTGAACTCCTCCACTATCTACACGACTATATTGACCTATTATTCCAGGTGCTCCCCATCTTGAATTATCTGTTTGGACTCCAGCATAATTATGACCTCCTGCAGATTTAAAAGCATTTCCTACTTTATTAGCTTCAGCCCATAATATAGCAAATACAGCTTTACCTAAATTTTCTCCATATTTTGTTTTTAAATATTTTGCAGCTTTATCATAAGGTAATAAATCTGGGGGAGGGGGTGGGTTAGTAAAAGCTAATTCAGGATAAGCTGTTTTAGGATTATTTCTAGCTTCATTTTTCATATCAGGGGAAGTTAGTATAGAAGGTTTGTTTGTATTAGTAGGACTAGGTATAGTTCCTGTATCTTTAGCTAATTCTAAAGTATCTATAACAGGAACTGAAACTGTTTCTATTATAGTTTCCCATCCACTTTTATTTATTTTATGAGTTACTCCTTTAATAATAAAATTTAAAGCATCTGGATAATCAGAAGGTAGATAAGATGTATCTATTTTTAATTTTTGATAAATTTTAATACCAGATATCCCATCCATTGTTAATGAAAGATTAATTGGAAGAAAACCTTTACTACTTACAGATGTTACAGGACTAGATTTAAGATATTTTTTTTGATTTGAATTTAAACTATTAATAGCATTTATTTGAGTAAGATTTTTTAACTTAGTATTTAATAAATTATATTGTCTTAAATAAGTTAAAAAATTAGTTATTAATTGAGTACCACCATCAATATCTTCATCTGATAAATTAAATAATATTGTTTTACCAACAAATAATATATAATTGTTAACTAACTGTTGATTAGCTGTTTTTAATTCATCCATTTCTTTTCGGATATCTAATGTTGTTTGTATTTTAGAAGTAGGTTTATTAGATAGACCAGAAGTCATATTAGCTCCTATTATAGGAGTTAACCCAATATTCCATTTTGAAAATGCAGTTGTATCTTCTCCAACTACACCTCCATTAGCAGTAGCACCTATTGTCATCATAGCTGCTAAATCATTTGTAATTTCAGTTTTTAATGAAAAATCCCTTACAAATCCTGCTTGAGTAGAATTATTATAATATCCATATAATAATATTTCAGTTGAATCTTTAATTTTATCTTTTAACCCCATTATATTTTCATAATCAGGAATTGGGGTGTTTTCAATTATTTTAACTATATTTTTATCTTCATCTATAATAACTTCTAATTTATTAATTCCTCCTAAGGATTCATTAACTCCATCTAAAATACCTTGAACTAAATCTATAAAATTTACTTTACCATCTTTATCTTTTTTTTCTTCTAATAGTTGAAGAATAAAAGGCATATTAATATAAACATTTCTTAATTCTCCAACAATATTTCCTTTATTATCAATATCAGTTAGATATGAATTTGATTTTAATTCTTCTAATATAATATTATTAGTATCATTAAGAGAATACCCACCAATTAGACATTTTTTAGGATTACCTGAAATTTGGCCTTTTTCAGTATACATTATTACTCTATTTTCTGGTTTTGATAAATCGTCTAAATCAATTACATCAATTAGAGGTTGAGGATTAGACGGATTATCAACATTTACTGGAATTAATAATTTTAAGAGATTAAATAATTCTCCAAATCTAATGTAGAATAGTTCATTTACTCCTTCTAAACCATAAAGAATATAATCAGCGTTATTTGGATTTCCTGTTTTTTTAGGAAAATTTAATTTTTGTTCCAAATCAACTCTACTGATAACATCTATTGAATCAGGAACAGCACTGTTGTTTTTATCAAAAAGTAATTTCATTGCTTCCCAAAAAGCATATCCTATTGTGTGAGAAAATCTGAATTTTGTAATCCAATCCTCATCGTTTTCAGGAGCATCATCACTATTATCTCCTTCTTTAACATCTGTTGGTGAAGTTACTGCTAAATCTCTATGATAAACATTCATTTTAAGAGATTCAATAACAGCACCTAAACTTATTATTTTAAGAGTTATATCATATGAACCATCTCTATTAAAATTCCAATCAAAATTTTGAACTTTACCATACATAGCATCATAATTTCCAGCAGATATTTCTCTCTGTTTATTTATAGCTTCTAAAACTTCATTATCAGTTTTAAATTCTTTAGCTAAAAATCTAGATGATATATCAAAATTTTGAGTTGGTGTTATTTTTCCTCTTGAATCAACTATAATAGTATGACCCCATTCTAATAGAATTGGAAACCCAAGTCTGAGATATAATATGTTTATTATTTCAAATTGGGTTCTATCCCAACATTTGATTTGAATTGTTCCTTCTCTAATTGAACCTCGGTTTCGAAATTTTGTTTCAGCTGATTTAATACCAGCCATAGGTCTAAGACCAAAATCATTACCTCCTAAGCCGTAAGCTTTATTATCTAAAATGCTTTGTCCTTTATCATTTCCCCTATAAATTCCTGCATTTAAAGTTTCAGGGGAATTTTCATCAAAAACACCTCCAAATAAAATAAATCTTTCGGCTAAACGAGTATCGGTAAAGTTATGAGGATATAAACCAATTTTTTTCATTCTATCATCATTGTCAACTTTAACACCTGATGTTAATTTTGTCCAACCTGTTTTAGAATTTAAGTAGGAAAGAATCTTAGAATCTCTGTTTTGAGAACCATGAACTTTTTGTCTATTATCTATTTGTTTATTAACCCATTCATCAAATGGTTCTCCTACTATATTGGCCATAACTAAAGATTAATCTTATTAAATTTATTTATTATTCCAGGAACATTGGAAGGGATTCTTAATTGAATTCCTTCAGGGGGTAATAATGAATTTTGTTTTAATGTACCATTTGCTATTGAAATAACCCACCATAATGATTCATCTTGGTAATATTGTAAAGCTAAAACATCAAATCTATCTCCTTGAACTGTTGTTACATATACATCATCTTCAGATAAAGGTATCTCTGGGTAATGAGTTGTAATATAAACTCGTTTTCCATCTATTTTGATTTGATTTATATTTTGATAACGATACATTAATCTAATTGATTTATATAAGATTTCAGTTTTTCATATAATAAATATGCTTCATCATCTTCTAACTCAGAAATTGAATCTTTTATTATAGTTACAATTTTATTATAATGTTGATTTATATTGTTATTTAAATTTTCAACTAATTCATCTTCTGATTCTGGGTCTAACCATGGTTTATCAGGATCAACTTTATCTTTAGAGAGATCTCCTTTGTAAGAAACAACACTAACCCATCCTTTGTTTATTGCTGTTTTGATTTTTCTAAGTACATTTATAGCACCTTTTTGTGGATCTTGATATTCTTGAGAGGCTATATCTAAAGCAAAAACATCTAAACTAGTAAATTTATTATCTCCATACATTTCTTCAATATACATTCCCATATCTTGAATTATATTTTCATCTCTAGTATTCAAATGGTAATCTTCATTTTTACCAGAATCATCATTCAAAAAATCAGATAATAATTGACCTTTAGCTGTAAATTCTAATTGAGAGTAGGTATTATTTTCTTTTAAAATTTTTCTAATTTCTTCCTTTATGAGGAATTTTAATTGTGATTTTTTCATATTATTTTCTATAAAAGATTATTTCATCTCCATTACTTTTAAATAAAACATATACTGGGCCTTTTATTCCTGGATATTGATTAAAAAATTCTTCTTGAGAGAGTTTTTGGATTTTTTTAGCAAATGGGGTTTTTTCTACATTTAATCTTCCATCTATTTTTATATCATTAGGTAATGATTCCAAACCCTCAACATATAATGATTTAATATGTAATCCTTTAGGTAAAGTTTTAACAAATTTACCTAAGGACATTTCTCCAGTTATTTTTATATCTGTGGGGATTTCTTTCAACATTGATGAATGAGCAGTTAAATCACCTTTTATAGTTAAATTTTTAGGAAGATATTCTATTTTAGAATTAAATAAAACTAATTCCCCATTTACAACCATATTATCAGGTAATTTAATATTAGGACTTCCTATTAATTCTAAATCTCCTTTACTTCCATTTTCAATATAATCCCAAACTAATTGTGAAAATTTATCTGTTTTTTTATCAGAAGTTTTATTCCAATCATCCATTAAATTTACATTTTTAGTTAATTTTAACCAAGATTTCCAATCTTTATAAGTTAAATATTCATTTTCAGATTCATCTTCATATTCTTCCTTATCTATGTCATAATTTTCAGTATCCCAATTTTTATAATAATATGAATATAATAAATCATTTACTTTTTCAGGAGTATTTAAAAATGTTGATTTTTTTATATAATCAAATAATGTTTTATTTAAAAAATCTTTTGGTTTTTCTATTCCTTTTTCTAATGAAAAGGATTCATTATAAAAATTCCCAATAAAAGCTTCCTCATCAAAATTTTTTGAATTTTTCAATAATTCATATAAATCATTAGGATCTTCTACTTCTGTTTTGTAATATTCAAATTCAGATAAAGATTCATTTAATAAAGGATTATTATAAAGGTATTTTCTTAAATCAAAGTTATCCATTTTATTATTGATTATTTAAATATCTGTTTTCCAATCCACTAGGTAATTCCCCATTTTGTACTTTATCTGCTAATTTTTCTAATTTTTTATCAAGAATTTCTCCTGTTTCATCATCATATAATCCTCTTTTAATTAATTCCTTCACCATTAATTCACCCTCATCATCAGATGAGGATTGATCATCAGCATAATATTTTATCAAGGTTTCATTAGATAAACCAGATATAAATTTTTTATTTAATACTTGCGGTAAATTTAGATTTTCTTTAAGTAGTGGATTATTTTTTAAATAACCGTTTAAGTCAAAATTATCAGTCATATTTTAATTGTTTAATTGTTTAATTGTTTAATTGTTTAATTGTTTAATTGTTTAATTGTTTAATTGTTTAATTGTTTAA